ACTTTATCTTTATTCCACAGGTCAATACCATGTAGTTTTTTAATTACTGGGATGTCAAAGCCTATAATATTATGTCCAATTAGTTTGTCTGCTTCTGCTAAGAAGTCAAGACCTTTTAAAATATTATCATCTATAATGTCAAAGGTATATTGTTTATTGTTTTCATCTATTGCTACAATACAATGTATCTCTGTGGCATTTAAATCGTCTGTTTCTATATCAAATACTAACTCCATAAGTCCTCCCTAAAAAGGTAGTGTATCATCTGCACTAAAACTATTCAACATTTCTGTATCTTCGTACTCAGATAATCTACCTGTATTTTTATCATAAACTAATGCAGTTGCTAACCCTACATCTCCTGTGTAACGTGACTTAAGTACACGCAATCTTGTAGTCCTAGATTCTAATTCATCATCAGCTTGTTGATTCCTTTCTAAGGCTATCACGCAATCCGATAGTTGAGCAATCGCATTAGAACCTCTTAGATGTGATAAGCTTACGTTCACTCCATTCTCATGCCCTTTATCACCTTGCACTCTACGTAAGTGAGAGACAAGTATAATACCTGCACCTGTCTCTTCAACTAAACTTCTAAGCCTAGTCATAATAGAATCAATTGCTCTACGTTCATCACCCTCTGTAGTGGCAGAGACTAACATGTGTAAATGGTCAACTATAACCCAACGACAATCACACCCTACAATAAGATAACGAAGCTTAGAAAATATATCTTCAATATCATTTGTACCAAAGTGAGCATGAATAAATACTTTGTCGTGGTCAAAAGTTTTATTAAACATTTTAACTAAGTCTTGCTCTTTATATTTATCTCTTATGTCGTCAATATAAAGCCTGTCATTAGCTTCAATAGATAAGATGCCGTCTACTGTTCTTCTCCAATCTTCTTCTAAGGCTATGACTCCTACGTTATCCTCTGTTTGATGTATAAGCCAATGCTCTAACTCCCTAGTGACAGAAGACTTACCCAAGCCTGTACCTCCAGTTAAAGTTAACAATTCCGACTGACGTAAGCCTATTAATTTTTTATTAAGACCATGCCAAGGATAAGGTACACTACTTCTCTTCTCTCTATTAAGAAAGTCTTCTTGCTTCTCAGAGACTCGAATGATACCACTAGGTGTAAAGACTTTAGCATCCCACCAAGCTTGAGTAAATTCTTTATGTAAATTCTTACGAAGCATATCGTTAGCATCTTTACACCCATTAGGAATAGAAAGTATTTTAGCCTTACGTGGTTTAATAATACTTGCTACTTTCTGTGATGCTTCTATACCATGCTTGTCATTGTCAAAACAAATGACTACATTATCAAAACTTTCTACGTATTCAATGTTATCTTTTATGTCTCTGACCGCACCCTGTACTCCATTTCTAATAGAAACTACTGCCCATTTGCTACCAAGTAATTCATAAGCTGCCATTGCATCACATTCACCTTCAACTATCGTCAAGTATTTACCACCCTCTTTAAAGAGTTGCTGACCAAACAGACCTGTGCCTGTTGTCGTACCTTCAAACTTAAAGTTTTTATCTTTAACGTATCTTATCTTTGTACCTGTTTGTTCATTGTTTATGTGGTAAGGGTATCTGTGTTGAGCCAAGACTCCTTGAGAGTCATACACAACTTTAACTCCGTACTTCATAGCTGTCTCTTTTAATATACTTCTATCTGTAAGAGGTGCGTATGTTCCGCTATGTACTGTTTCTGTTGGAGGTGTTGGTGGTTTAGTATAATTATTATTCATAGGTACAATGTTCTTAGGTTTAGGTGTAAACTTTCCACAACTGAAACACTTAGTTGACCTGTCTTCGTTAATGCAAAGAGCATCACTACTGTTACAGTCAGGACAAGGTTGATGTGTTTTGTAAAAAGGACTTAGTTTATTATTCATATATCTTCCATAAAAAAGGCTAGACACTATACACAGTAATGCCTAGCCAAATTTTAAAACAACTTAACTTTCTTCTGTGCTTTCGTTAAGTTCAGTTTCTTCCAAAGGAGACTCTTCATCATTATAAATGGCTACGATTCTATTTGAAAAGAAACCAATACTTGCTTGTAACTCTTCCAAGTCAAGCACAATATTAGCTTTCTTTTGATTCAGTCGTTGAAGTCTTCCGAAGATTTGTTGACCTTCTTCAGGTAAATCTTCTATGAAAACTTGTATATCATCTATAGTAAGAAAGGGTTTATTTGGTTCTTCTAGTATAACTTCTTCGTTTGCCATTAGAACTCCTCCCCGTCACCAAACGGATTTAATTCGTCTCCGTCTTGTGACTTCATAGGTACTAAGTCTAGCACTTGCATAGCTTGGAAGTCTAAGCTAACACCTGATTTGCCTGCGTAATCCCAGTCAAACTCATTGTATTGAACTTTTACTGCCGAACCATTACCTACTGTAACATCCATAGGCTCTTTGTTGAGATTATAGAGTTTAGGTGCAGGTCTCTTGCCATTCTTAGCATTAACTTTTCTTTTGATAGTTACAGCTTTCCCTATGTATTGGGGTTCACCGCTTTCATCTTTTAATGAAAAGTCTTTAACCTTAACTCCTCTTGAGCTAAAGTCTTGAGCGTCTTCATCACTAATTACTAGGTCTACTGTGTAGACTGGTTCAAAAGTTTCATTAGGTACTGTGACGCTCGCCCAGTACGCTTTTCCTATTGCTACTGCCATATTTTTACTCCTTATATAATAGTAGTGGTTAATGTGGAGTTATTATACTCCATTTTTCTAGAAAGTGTCAAGCACTTTTTCTAAAAACTTTATAATTCCTGATTGTTCTGAGTGTGCTACATGAACAATAAACTTTTTGTTGTCTTCATCATACTCATTCATGTAAGCATCCCCATTTTCATACATGGTTTTACCATTGTCTAAACAAAAGTTATCCCATTGATTAAACTGTAGTTGTGTTAGTATAAATCTTTTCATATTAATTTCCTAGTATTTTGATAGGCACATAACAATCTGTTATATCACCATTTAGTTTAAAAGAATTTAAGTAGCTATCCATACCTCTCTTTAACTTAGTAGGTATGTTAGGTCTATATCTTGTATTAACAACAGTAGAGTTTTCTACGTCATACGTAACTTTAAAAGAGTAATCTCTTCTCAAAGATATATCTTTTATGTAAGGAAGAAGAGACATGTTAGGGGTAGGGCAAGAAGCAGTAGGTGTTATCTTAACGACAGGCACTTCGACAGGTAATTCTACTACCTCTTGCTCTTTAGCTTCAGAAGGGGCAGGTAAAGGTGTTGCAATCTTATCCTGATTACCTTTATCCTCAATCTCTTCAACTAATTCTTCTTCTTCTCTATCAATCCTTTGCGGTTGAGTGTCAAAAAACATTTGATAAAACGAGTCAGCAGAGTCTTGTGTCTCTTGTAATTGTCTCTTAACTTCTTCTAACTCCACCAAATTATCATCTATCTTCCTTTCAAGATATTCAAAATCTGTTAAATTGCTTTGAACATATTGTGATATTTTTAATAAATCATTATTTAATTTATTAATTTTTTTAAATTGTTCATCTTGATATTGTAGTTCTTCTACTAAAGTAGTTATAAAGAACCCAAAAAACAATACATAGGCTACTATGTACACGTAATCTTTAGTTTTCATTGGTTTTTTCTCCAAAATATTTATTTAACACAGCACGTTTGTCTTCAAAGTTAGCAATAATATTTAACTCTCCTTCAATCGTAGCCATAATATCAGGGTGTTCTGCCACACCAACCCCTTGTTCTAACAGGATTTCTATATTAGTGGCATGAGTTCCTATCTCTGCTTCAAATTTTCTATTTAGATTTGCAACTATTTTTTCTCTAAGTATATGTATCATTTTCTTTTTTGTATTCGTTTAAGTTTTCCTCTCCAATTTCTTTTCCAAACTTCTATTGTAGCATCTGCAAAGTAAATTGTCAACACTCCATTGTCTGCATAGAGAGAAGTAATCCTATTTTTTTCCTGCTCTTCTGCGTGGATTTTGTGTGCATCATACTCTGTCATCTTTCTTCTTCCAAGATAATTGTGTAGTCAAAGGGTTCACAGTTATCTAATAATTCATGTAGTCTTTCTAAGATTTCTTTATCAGAAGGGTAGCCTTGAAAGTCTAATTCAAAATTAACTTTATACAAAGGCTC